TATAAAAACTCAAAATCCAGCAATATCAGGGCCCGAACGGTCAAGGTGTAGGAGTAGTCAAGAAATAACCGACTCTCCTACACCTTTTTCCGCTCTTAATTACGAGGAACACCCTCGTCCATTCGGGGCTGGCTCTCCTGAAGGAAATCCCTCTTTTTCAGACGCTCCTTATAGACCTCCCGAATGTTCTCGATGGCAAGAACAGCCCGGTTATTAGGGTAATCCGGGTTCCTCTCGCAGTACCGCTCATACTCATCGATTTTGGCCAGCACCTCAATGAATTCCTCTTTGGTATGATAGATGGGACGGAGCAATTCATTGTTGAAATGAAGGATCTGCGCCCGGAGATTGTCCGCAGTACGGCGGTCATCCGTCTTGATGTGCCCGTCCAGTTTTGACTCGATGCCGTCAAGCCGGTTGGAAACATCGGCGTTGATCGCTTTCCCAATGGCTTTAGCCAATGCCGACCACGGATTGATTTTGATGGGGGCGATCTGTACCAGGGTCATCAGAATCAGGAGCAAACCGCTCCCGCTCAGCAGAATTTCTTTGATCGTCAAGATGTAACTCCTCTCCGCCATGTCGCGGATCAGGCGCCCATGACTTCCTCAATCGTGCCAAGATCCGTCCACTTCACATTGACCGTCCCCGGCTCCCACACATTGTTGTCCTGCCCGGATTGCCACACATGGCCGTTGTGGGTGCAACAATTTCCCGTCATGTACGGACTCGTGGACATGGCGACGAAGGGGAGGGCCTTCTTAGGATCATCCGACCAGTAGAACCCCCACTGGGCAGGCAGTTCCTCCGGCTCCTGGGGGTAGGTGTCGCTGTTGTAGTTTTGGATAAGGCGTACAATACGCCCAGCCGAAGACCGGCACAGGAACCCGTCCGTCTTGCCGGCCTTGCGCTCCAGCATGTTCTTCTTGGCGACCGCGGCGGAGAAGTCGGGAATATAATCCTCTTTCTCGTACAGTTCGGTGCCCGTCATGCCCTCGGAGGTCTCCTGTAAATCCTGGGCCCGGCGCATGCCGTATTCCCGCATAGTGGTCAGCACAAACTCCTTGTCAGTCAACTCCGTTCACTCCTTCCCGAATCGCATTGGCCAGTTCCACATAGGATGCCAGCTCTTTCTGAGCACGATACAGAGCCTCGTTGCTGAGGTCGATCTCATTGTCCATGCCTTTCTTCAGGAACTCCTCATAGTTGTCCCGGACGTTCTGGACAATGCCGTCCCAAGTTTCCACCTCCACATGGTACTCGTCGTACTCATATCCGGTGAACTCTTCGGTTTCTATCGGTTTCACATTTTGAAACAGCCGTACAAGGCTTCGGTTGGTTCCCGGGATCTGCTCCACGGTAAACTTCCCCGGATCGACCATTCCCTGTACTTTCATAGGTGCCACTCCTTTCAGGCCGCCCGATAAGGCGGATATAATCGTTGCAGCCGCCGACATTCCCTTCGGACGACTTTCTTGAGATTGAACATGGTATTCGGCTGGTAATACCGCTCCAATATTCGCTGGCTGTTGCACTTGCGGAGCTGCCCCAGTCTTGAGATCAGTCCGGATGCCCTCTTGAACGAGATGACCCGGTTCCGGTCTCTCCGGTGGTAGTAGGTGTGCAGCGCCCGCTTGAGCCGGAACAGGTTGTGCTTTCGGAGGATCGTGTACCCATGCCCGAAACGATAGCCCAACGCAGACGGGATTCTTGGCCGGCGGTGCCGCTGCTTTTTCTCAGGCAGGACATCGTGGGCTTTCTCCACCTTCGGCGTAAAGCCAACCCGGAAGATCTGCCAATTTCCCTTCAACCGCAAACCCACCTCGGCCAGCCATGCCCGGACGTCCTCCAGCAGCCGCCTCAGCTTCCGCTTATTGGGGCCGAAGATGGTGAAGTTATCCATCTGCCGCAGATAGTGGCTCACGCCATATTGCTTTTGGTGGATCATCAGATCCAGCGGCTGAAGCAGCAGATGCAGGAACCATGCGGAGAAGAACGCGCCGATCAGGACTCCATACTCCATCAGCGCGTCGCACAGCCAGAGTGTTTCCCGGTCCTTGAACAGACGTTTCAGCGCATGGATGACATACGGCGGGTCCACCTCCACAAAGCAGTGGTGAATGTCGCACTCCGCGCAGTATTGGGTGCCCACTGGGTCATTCTTCATCCATTTCTTCAAAACCTTTACGCCATAGGAGTTGCCGCGCCCCGGCACGCTTGCGATGCAATACTTGTCCATGCTCCGCCTGATGTGCGGAATCATGGGCTGCACCACCGCATGGTGGACATACTGGTCCGGCCACAAAAGCGGCTCGTTGATATCCCGCCATTTCCCTTTGCCGCTGTCCGCGTTCCGGTCCCATTTCCGCCGTTGCAGGGGTTTATGCATATGCTCGTCCCCGGTCACCAGGTCTTCGATGAACCTGCGAAGTTTCTTCACATATTCGTCCTTGTTGGCCTCGATCTCCATGACCTTCTTATTCAGCGTGTGGTCGCCGTTGCGCCGGTGTCCCCGGTTGACCTCGTCGATTGCCAAATAAAGATTTTCATCAGAAATGATTTGTTGGTAAATTCTAACTCGTTTCATCAGGGATAGTGTTCCTCCTTGTAGCCTCACAACTGTTCCATCGCCGCAGGTGGTTCCGGGGCGGGACCCGGCCCGAAGTGTACTAAGCTGTGTCCTGACGGCTCATCTTCAGCAAGTGCTGCGCGGTCAACGATGCGTAATAGAAAGGGTGAGGAACCCTGACTACCAAAAGGAGGTTTAGCCATACCCGACAGGTCCTTCGACCTGCGTCTGCTTCAAGAAGGCGACAGCCGATGTTGGAGTTGGAGTTCGACGTTCTGTTGTAGTTCACGTAGAAAGGCCCGTGATTCTGGTTGTGGTTATAGTTACCGCCATGGTGCAGGCACGGGTTACTACCGTTGAAATTCCAGTTATCCGGGACATCGTCTGCTGCAAAGTTGACCCCGCGCTTTCCCCTTACCAAAGGAAAAGCGGTTTATAAGAGCAAAAATCGCTCCATTTTGAAATTGAGAAACGGCGGAGGTTGGGGGAAGGGACTGCGGTCCCCTCACCCCAAACCCCCTCCTCCACAGGGGACTAGGTCACGCCGCCTTCGGCGGGCGTTCCTGGAGGCGACAGCCGATGCCGGAGCCGGAGCTCGACGTACTGCCGTAGCTCACGCAGAAAGGCCCGCGATCCTGGTAGTGGTAATAGTTACCGCCATGGACCAGGCACGGGCTACTACCGCCGAAACTCCAGTTATCCGGGACATAGGTAGTCGTACTGCCAGAAGATTCGGTGGGGTAAAGCGCCCACTCCAGGCCGCTTTGAGTCGGGATGGCGAAATCGCTGGGGTAGCCGCTGGTCGGCTTGCCCACCAGGACCCCGTTGGCGCTGTCGCTGAACTGGTTGGGATTCTTGATGACGTTCAGGCCGCTGCTGGTGTAATAACACCCGTCCATCCAGTCGTACACGTTGTCCCACCAGCCCTCGATGTTCCGGTACTGGGTAAAGCCGTAGCTGTCCCGGCTGGCCGCCGTGGTTCCCGTGTGGTACTTCATGGCGTCCGTCTTGCCGTTGTTCTCCTTGGAGCCACTGGCCGAACAGCCCCGGCCGATGCGTTCACCGTTCCAATCCGCGAACTCCACCAGGAACAGCATGTTCACGTACCACATCTGGGCAAAGTCCAGCTGCCAGATGTTCGTCCCCAGGTTGTGGATGCGAGTCCGGGCCGTGCTCCGGGTAATATCTACCTGCTGTGCCTTGTTGGTCTCCGACTTATAGGTGCCGCTGGCGCAGTGGTAACGTCCGATATAGGAGTAATCCAGTTCGCCAAGGCCGTCGCCCCGGTCCATGTTCACCGGGTCCACATGGAATCCCTCCACAGGGCCGTCCGCGATTTGCAGCTTCAGCTTCTTCCCCGTTTTGGTCCACTTGTACCAGTATTTGGGCTCCTTTACCATCACGCCGCCGGTCCGGGTCTCCTTCACCATTCCGCTCCAGGGGTACAGGTTGTCAAAGGGCGAGGAACCGCCGCCGTTGTTCACCGCCGGATTGGGGTCGCCGAACCCGGCCGCCCCGTCCGTGCGCTTGCCCTTGGTGGAGCCGCTGCTGGTCCAATCCCACTCCACGCCGTAAATGGTGACGAACTGAGCCTTGACCTGCACCTGCTTGTCCGCGCCGGCCAGATAGTTGGCCCCCTCTGCCACCTTAACGGTAATTGTGGCGGTGCCCGTGGTGTCCTTTACGCTGTTCACCGTCACTTCCCCCGTGACCTGGTTGATGCCGCTCACGGTAGCCACGCTCTGATTATTGGAGGTGGCGGAGATCATGCCGTCCCCTTTCCGGGTCACCGTGAATTTGGCGCTTCGGGCGCTGGTGTTCAGGGTCACAGCCGCGGGGCTTACCGACACCACCTGGTCGCCCTTGGCGATGGACCAGGTCGCGGTCTTGCCGCCCACGTCGCCGTCCCACCACTGGTGGTTGGAGTCCGGCGTAAAGGTGGCGGTGTATCCCGTCCCGGCGTTGATTTGAGGCTCCACCGAAACGGTCATCTTATTGCTGTCATAGTTGCTGTCCCAGGACGGGGTCTTGGGGTTGCCGTCGTACTTCGGCACACTGCTCTGCTTGGGCACCGCCGCCAGGCTGGCCCGGCCAATGGTCCAGTTTACCGTCTTCTTCCCGGTGGTGCCGTCCGACCACATGCCTTTCAGCAGGGTAAAGGTGGCGGTATGGGTGCCCGCGTTGGTCTGGGGCGTCACCGATACCGAGGAATTCTCCTGGTCAAAGTTGTCCCACTCCGGCGTCTGCGGCGCGCCTGTATAGACGGGAGAGCCCTTCTGCACCGGGATGGGTACAATAACGCTGGTGATGGTCCAGATGACCTCCTTGGCCCCGGTGGAGCCGTCCCACCACTTGTAGTTGGGCGTGGGGGTAAAGGTGGCGGTATAGTCCTTAGCCTCTGTGCCGAACCGCTCTCCGCCGATGGTCAGCTTGCTGGTGTCATAGTTGTCCCAGGTGGGGGACTGGGGCTTTCCATTGGCCGCCAGCACATTGCTCTGCTTCGGCAGCGAAGCGATGACCGCCCGGTCGATGACCCAGCTTACGGTCGCCTCATTCTGCCCTCCGGGGAATACATAGCCATAGTTCAGAACAAACTTGGCGGAATAAGTGCCTGCGTTTACGCCATTGGTTTCTCCGGAAATGGTCATCTTTCCGGTGTCATATCCGGTCCACGCCGGCGTCTTGGTCTCTCCGTCATAGGTCGGAACTCCATTTTGAACCGGGACGGCCACCTCGATAGGGTTCACCGTCACCGTCAGGCTTGCGGTCTTGGTCACGCCCTCGTAGGCGTACTGGATCTGCACCGCCTGCTGCCCCAGTGCGGAGAATGCGTCCGGGGAGTGGGTGTATCCGGAGACTTCCTCCGTGGATTCGTCCGAATAAGTGGCTGTGACCACCATTCCGGCCGGATCAAAGCTCTCCAGATACTGGTATGTCATCTTTGTCGGGTTTGCCGTGATGGCGATGGACACCAGCACCTTCTTCACCGTTACGGGTACGCTGGCCGTCTTGGTGATCCGCCCCTCCGTGTAAGTAATGGTCACCTCCGTGACCCCATCCGTCAAAACCTGAGGCGAAATGGTGTAGCCGGTCACATCCGAAGTAAGACCATACCCATAGCCCGCCGTGACCACCATGCCGGTCGGGTCAAAGGACTCCCCGGACTTATAGATTGTCTTGTTGGGCTGCTTGGTAATTGTCAGGGTCTCCAGCTTCAGAGCGCCGCCGCCACCGTTGCCGCCGGTCATGTTGAAAACCTTGCCGACGTTAGCGTTACTCATTGCTCTGCTCGACCTCCAGTCGCAAAATAGAAATCGTCAGGTTCTCCGTGGGGGTGACCTCGCACCGGAACGTGACCTGACCGTCTGTTGTAATGTTATCGGCTTTTACGCCGGTCTCGCTTGCCGCCATAAAGCAGTCCGCGTCGGCGCACACAATGTACCAGTATTTGCCGTCAGCCAGGAGGAACTCGTCCTGCACGGTTTGAGCTCTGCCGCTCCACTTCTCGGCCGGCAGAGTGACGGTGATGCCGGCATGCTGCGCGCTTTCCAGCAGAGGGATCATCGAGTCCAATAGTTCGTTGATGCGGATCAGGGTGTCCTGTTTCCCTCGCTCTGCCAGTGCCCGTAACTGCTCTATGGTAGTGAGTTGTTTCTCTGCCATATGAGCGCTCCTTTCGGAAAATATAAAAAAGGGGGACGGGAATCCGTGCCCCATCCCCCTTACCAGAGCCGTTTAAGGCTCCTCTTCAGTAGCGCCGAAGACCGCATCCAGCATGGACTGCACCTCGGTGTCCTCAGCCACAGCCATGCCGTCCAGCTTCGCTTTGTCCTCCTTGGACATCAGACCGTCGGCCTTAGAAGTGGCCTTCTCATAGGTGGTGTCCTGGGCGGGGATGCCCAGCTTGGTAATATCCTCCTTGGTCACGTCGTTGCCCATCACCACATGGCCGTTGACGTCGCTGCCCACCTTCTTGAATCCGGCCTCCACCGCGGAGCCGGCGGGGTGGGTGTAGACCACGGTCTCCTGGCCGTTAATCTTGATGTTGCCGTTGACGTCGGACTTCTCCACCTTGGTCGCGCCCTGGGCGATGCCGGCCATAGCGGCGGTGATCTTGCCCTCGATGGCGGCCATCACGGTGGCGTAGTCGTCCTCCTCGCCGCCGATACCGGCCGCGATCTCATTGAGCTTGGCGATGGCGGTATTCATGGCGGCAGCGTCATCGGGATGGTCCTGAATCCACCGGGCAATCTCAGTCAGGGTATCCAGGGACTCCTGGGCGCCTTCGGGGATCAGCTGCTTGGTCAGCTCCTCATTGGCAATGGTGCGGGCACTTTTGCCGGTGTCGGTGCCAATCAGGACGTCCACATCCGCCTTGGCGGCCTTGGCGGCCAGAACGGCAGTCAGGGCAGAGTCCAGGTCGGCTTCAGACACCTGGGCCTTGTAGGCCAGGGCAGCCAGACCCTTGACAGGCACATCGATACCATTCACCGCCAGAGTGCCGTTGGTGGCGCCGGTGGCGATCAGGATATCGACGATCTTGTCAACGATTTTCAGAGCGGTGCCGTTGACCTTGACGCCCTCCAGGACGTTGGCCTGGCCGCCCGCGCCTTCCAGCGTGTCCACTCGGTCGGACAGGGTTGTCACCTTGGAGTCGACCTTATCGATCTCGCCCTTGGTGCGCTGGGCCAGCATCTTCAGCTGGTCAAGAGTAGTGTGCTTAGACATAGATATGTCCTCCTTAAATGTATTTGTTTACGGCTCGTCGCCGAAAACATCGTCAAGAACGTCCTCCACCTCTTCGTCGGTGGCCGTATTCCCCGGATGCTCCGGGTCGTCCGGGGGCGTCCAGTCGGATGCGAACGCGTCGTCCAGGGCCGCGTCCACTTCTTCGTCCGTAGCCGTGTTCTCCCGGATGACTTCCAGAATCTGAGCCCGTATGTCTCCTCCGGAATGGGAGGGCGGAACCAGCTGGGCCGCATCGACGGCATACATGATGCGGCTGGTCAGGCACCATACGGTAGCTTTTTGCTCCGCGCCCTTGACGCCGGACACGCCGATGTGAAGACTGACCCCCGCCTGCTTCAAACACTCGGCGGGGATGATGCATCGGTCGTCCGTCAGCTTCACGGACAGCTCCACGCTGCCGGCCTTGAAAATGGCCGTTTTTGTGTAGCCATCCCAGCTTTTATCAAAGAGGAACTCCACGATGTAGAGGGTTTCAGCGTTCTGCACCAGACTCTCATCCTTGAGCATATGGGCATAGGTTTCTTTGACTGCGATTTCCATGGGCCGCACCTCCTTACTGAATAGCCCCGTTGCCGGACAGCTCGAACCGGATGAGATGAACCGTCAAATCCATCGCCGGGTCGGTGTCGCAGGTAAACACGAGAAAGCCGGAGGCGGTGATGTCCTTCGGCTGTACGTTGCAGTCGATAAACTCCTCCTTGCAGGCCTCCTCCGCGCTGAGAAAATACTTGTGGGTCGCCAGGGCCAAAAGCCGGCTGTCGGCGACGGTGACGCTCCCGTCCTTCCACCCGTTCTTGGGGATGACCAGGTCAAAGGAGATGCCCAGCACATCCCCCGCGCCCGTTCCATTCAGACCGTTGTAGACCGAGATGTTGTACGAGGACCCGTCTGTCAGATGCACGGTGTAAACGTCTGTGCTGCCGGGGGAGTGGTCGCCCTCGGTCAGCTGGATGTCGTCGATGCCCACGCCAATGGGCCCCCGCAGCTCACAGCTGATTTTTGTGTCGTAGTATGCGCCAGTTTCCGCGTCCCAGATCCACCAGGTTCCATTTTGAGGCTTGGGTGGTTTCCCACTGTACTGTTCTGCCTTGGAAGCGCTCTTCGCGGCGTTTCCGGCGCTCTCTTCGGCCCCGGTCTTGGCCTGTTCCGCGGCCAGTTTGGCATTTTCGGCATCCTCTTTGGCCTGCGCGGCGGAGAGGGCGTCGTCCTCGGCGCTCTCTTTGGCGGCTTGAGCCTTGCCGCTTGCGGCCTCCGCGGCATCCTTGGCCCCCAGCGCGGCGGTTTCCGACTCCTTGGCGTTGGTCTCGCTGAGCTTGGCGGCCTCCTTTGCCTTCTCCGCGGCCTCCTTGGCGGCTTGAGCAACCTTCGCATCTTTCGCTGCCTGACCACCCAGAGCTTCTACCTCATTTTTGACATTCTTGGCCCGCTCCTCAGCGGCTTTTGCCTCGGACGCGCTCAGAGCGGCGGCATTTCTGGATTCTTCCGCCTCCCGGGCCTTCTGGATCGCCGCCTTCTCGGAATCAGCCGCATTGGTCTCCGACTCCTTGGCGCGGCTTGCCGCATCGATGGCGTTGTCAGAATACTGTCCCGCCTGGGTCTCGGAGGCCTTGGCCCGTTCCTCGGACGTTTGGGCGTCTTTGGCGGAGTCCTTGGCCTCCTCCGCCTTTTGGGCAGCGGCGGCGGCCTCACTCTTGGCTTTCTCGGCGGAGGCGGCGGCAGAGTCCTTGGCCGTGGCCGCAAACTCCATCGCGCTGGAGGACTCCTTGTTCATGGCGGCCAGGGCGTCGTGGATGGACCCGCGCACCTCCTCGCCATAGATAGCCTCCAGTATTTTCTTTAGATAACTGCTGATGTCGGCCAAATTAACTCACCCCTTCCTAATCCTCCAGCATCCAGTCGATCGCCAGAATCTCTTCCCCCGACAAATTTCCAACGGCGTCGTCATACTTCGCCATCATCAGCTCCACCTCATGCTCCATTTCATTGAACGGGGCCAGCTCGTCGCAGAACTGCTGAAAGTTGGGGGAATCCATTTTGAGCGTATAGGTCGGCGCGCCCCGCTCATCCTTTCCCTTCTCGCCGTACTTTTCGATCAGGCTTAAGCGAATCGCCTCGAACTCCACGATGGAATTGGAGAGAAAGCGGTAATTCCGGGCTGCCACATATCCGATCTTGTCCCGCCGGGCAAGCAGGGGCTTGAGCGACTTCAGATATACGAGCACTTCGGAATTTTTCAATTTTTTCTTCATAACGGCATTATTCTCCTGTTCCAAAATCCAGACCTTGGACGGTCGCGCCGCTGAAATCCACATGCCCCTCAAAGTAAACGACACCGCCGCTGCTCCGGTTGCCAATCGTGATATAGCCGCCGCAGGGGCTGTAAATGTCGATGTAGGGGGCGTCCCCCTCGTAATACTCGATGGCCAGCATGTGGTATCGGCTGTTCCCATAGGGGCCGTAGAGGTTGAAGCTCCCAAAGTCGCTCCCGGCGATGACGTTGAATTCCTCGCCGTAGAACTCTCCGCCTTCAATGACCGGGGAACGGATCGTGGTCTGGTCAATATAGGTGCTCTTGATGTAGCCGGGCATCTCAATGGAGTCTGCCAGCTTGTACGCCCGGTCGGCCCGGGAGTACGCGTCGTCGGCGTAGTCATAGGCCTCGTCCGCCAGATTGTAGGCGTCGTTGGCCATGGAATAGGCCGGATTGGAATTGATGTTCTGGTTGCTTACCTGGGCCCAGTTGATGCTGCTCCCGGCGCCCATGGTCACGCTGCCGTTGATGGTGACAAGGCCGTTGGAGCTCACGGCGAACGTCACCGCTCCCGTACTCTTGTTGCTCACGGTCAGGCCGTAGAGGTCCAGATAATCCGCCTTGAACTTGTCACCCGTCAGCATGCTGTTTCCATAGGGGTCCAGAAAATCCTCCGCCTGTACCACACCTCCGAAGGAGCCCTTGGCGGCTACCAGCGTTCCGGCAAAGGTGCCCCGCCGTGCAGTCAGATTCCCCTGCTCATCCACGATAAAATTCCCGCCGATATTGATGGAGCCTTTCTTCATGGTCAGCGTGCCCGTTTTCATATCCAGGGAAAAGTTCCCGCTGACGTCCTTGAGCACGCCTGCCCGGATCACATCGGCATTGAGCACGCCCGTATTGACATAGTCGGCCACGATGGACCCGTCCATGGTCATGGCCAGCCCAAAGGTCTTGCCTCCATCATTGGAGTACCCCAGGCCGTTCATGTTCCACTTCCACAGTTTGTCCGCCTTGGTATAGTCCCGCACGTTGGAGATATAGAGCGTATCCGAGCCATACTCGTCCCGGGTGATGGTGATGTAGCCCGTGGTGGCCATGTTGATGATCTCCGTGGCGTTTTCCTTGGCCTCCTTAAGAATGGAATGGGCCTTGGGAAGCCCCTCGATCTTCTCCAGCACCGAGGCGTTGGTCTGATTGTTCACGCTGGTCAGGCTGACCTGTACCGAATCCCCCATTTTGAACTGGGTGTTCTCCGGGTGATCCAATGGGATCTCCAGCTTGGTTACCGGGAACATCCGGTCCAGGCCGTGGGGGCGGGAGATGACCCGGATTTCGTCCAGCAGCTTGACCGCCTCTGTGTTTACGTCCAGATAGTGCAGATCCAGCGCGCTCAGCTCCAGCTCCAGGTTGTCGAACTGGAGGTCTGCCAGATACTCCCTGGCCTTTTCCAGAAGCGCCTCCGGGTCGCTCACGTCGTCCCAGCTGACTGTCTTGGCGATCCAGCCGTAGTGCTTCACCGCCTCGTCCGACTGGACATAGAGGCTGCCGCCGTTCACGCTCTCCACCGTCAGGTAGGCGTCCAGCGCCTCGATGGGGCTGTCATCCAGCCGGCTGCCCAGCGGGATAATGGCGGTGGCATACTCCGTGGAATCCCAGTTGCGGGTGAAGTCGATGAGATTGGACCCGAACTGGATGACCTGGCTGCAAGTGTCGGGGTACTCCTTCAAGTAATCCAGATACCGCACCCCATCCGCCTTCCGGACCCGGAGATGGCCTCCGTAGGTTTTCACCAGAGCGTTGAGCAGCTCCATCGTCTTCTCGTAATTGGTGTAGTAGGTGGGGAAGTTCTCGTCCACCACCGTCACCGCGCCGATGGCGAATTGCCGGTTGGCGCCGACTTTGGAGTTGTGAACGGCAATCAGCTGCTCCAGATACTCCCGGATCGATTTTCCGGCATACTCCGCCGGAGGCTGAACGGAATCATTGAAAAACGCCAGTTCTCCCTCGCAGTAGAGCACCCGGTTATTCCAGAAGTCCTTGCTCTCCGAGAGCGCCCGCCCCGCCCAAATCTCCTCTCCGTTTTTCTTCACGGAAATATCCGTGACCATGCGGACAATGGTGTCGTAGGCCTTGTTGGTGTAGGGGAGGGCCATCTCCAGCGACCCGGCCGCGCTGTCCTCCAGCGTCAGCTTGGGGTTGACCACCTTCATGTCATCCAGCGAGAACACATCATTGTAGATGCACACGCCGTCCGCGTAAATGCTATACATCCCTCACAGCCTCCCCACTCTGAAATCCACCGAGACCGTACCTGTGCCGGTGTCGCACCACAGCTCCAATGTGGCTCCCTGGCCGCCGAAGAACACAAACTCCGGGAACTGGACGGTGCCGTCGGTGAGCAGCTTTGTCTCATCCAGCCCCAGCGTTGGGTTGACAAACCGGATGTGTACGCCCCTCTGGTCTGAGCTGGTCACAAAGAACTGCGGACACACCGGGGCCCGCCCAAAGAGCGCGGCCTCCAGCTGGATGGTTCTCTTTTCAGCAGTCACGGCGATGTCCTTGAACAGAGCCGGCCGGATCACGCCATTTTGAAAGTTGAAGGGGTCCCACAGCCAGTCGTCCGTGGAGGACAGAACCGACCACTTGTAGGGCCCCACGTCATAGTCGATGGTGATGCGCGACCAGTCCTTTTCCGACTTCCAGGCGTTGACCACGAACCGCCCCTCGTAAAAATACTCCGGGTCATCCTCCAAAATCGCCCGCAGCTTCTGGCCGTGCAGATAGTCCATGATGTCGGAATAGGCCATGTGCCAGGGCTTAAAGTCATTCATCACGATAAACTCAATGGAGCCCGTCCGGTTCTGATACACCGGATACCCGGTGAGAGACTGGGATAAATCGATCACCCCGTCCCCACCGGGTATTTCCAGCGTCGTCACCTTCTGGGCCGGAGGATTGAACACGGGGCGGGAGGCGGGAACCAGCCGCCAGTCGTCCCAGGTGTTTTTATCCCCAAAGGTAACCGAATGGTACAAGCTTAGTTCCCCCTTCCTCTGCGCGTGACCCTCTGCCCGAGGGCGTTGTCCATGGGTCCTGCCATCTCGCCCACCAGCGTGCCGGTATCCAGGACCACACGCATCCGTTCCATTCGCTCCGTCATTTCTGCCATTTCACTCCGAAGGGCGCGGAGCTCCTCCACAATGTCGCCGTTGTCCACGTTGACCACCGTTCCGCCGCTTCGGCCGGACTCGGCAAAGGCCAGGCTGGCCTGCCCCGCAAGGCCGATGGTCCGCTGGGGATAGAACAGGCTGTTCAGCTCGTCCGCCCCGCGCATTACGTCGGAGAGGTCGAGGACCGGCCGGATCGTAGGCTGAGCATCCATATCCCCGCTGAGCAGCTCGGCCGTGATGGACATGGCGTTGGAAAGGCCGTCTGCGGCGTACTCCGCCACATTCGCCCCCGCAGCGTAGGACTTCTTCGCGTAGTCTGCCAGTCCCGTCACAAAGCCAAGCCCCGTAAAGTTGCCCAGCTCCCGGAAGACCCGAGAGGGAGAGTTGATTTTCAGCGTACTCTTGACCGCCTCTACGCCGGCCAGCGCCATGCTGGTCAGTTCGTCAAGGAAGGCGGATTTCGATAGGGAGACGCCCTCCGCAAGACCGGCGGGGATCTGCTGTCCCGTCTCGGTCCATCCGGCTTCCTTCAGGATCTTCGTGGCCGCCTCGGTCATTTCCCGCATCTCGGCCTCGGTGTCCTTCTTGATCAAGCCCACGTTTTCCGCGAACTCCTGCCGGAGCGACGCCAGTTGATCGGCTGTGTCCTCTTCCAACTGGGACAATTCCTCCTGCCAAGTAATGCGGTACTCCTCCAGCTCCGCTTCCGCGTCGGCCCGCAGCTGAGCGATCTGCTCCTGGGTTTCCACGCGGAGGCCTTCCAGCTCCGAGGTGGCCTGTTCCCGGGCCTGAGCGTGCTTGACGGACCAAAGGGAGACGTACTTCTCCAGCTCGTCGTCGCTCATGGAGTTCAGCGCCCGGATCTCTTCGATGGCGGATGGCCCCATCTCCTGGAGTTCGGAAATCAGGTCCGCGTCAACCCCCCTGGCGGAAAGCTGGCCCAGAATATCCTGCCATTCGCCGAACTCCTGTACCTGCCCCTCCAGGTTCTTCATCAGGGTATCGCTGCTGACGGCCTCCTTCTTTGTAACTTCATCGAAAAGGCCGTAGGACTGGTAGAGACTGTTGGTGCGGGATTCCACCGCGTTCTGATACTGGTCGTTCAGCGACTGAATATCCCGTTCCAGCTGCTCATTGACAAAGCGAACCTTGTCGGCATACTCCTGCTCCAGCTGGATGCGCTTCTGGTTGGCGGACTCCTGAACGCTCTGGACGTCGGCGATATACTGCTTCTGGGCCTCATAGATCTCCTGCTCCAGTTGATAGACCTTCAGGTCCATCTCCTCGCGCTCTTTGCTGCCCGCCGCATACCGGCTCTGAACACGCTTATAGGCGGCCAACTCGTCCGCCAGGCTCATTCGGCCGTAGTTCTTCTCCTTCTCGATCCAGTCCATGGAATTCTGATAGGACTCGTCCACAAGCTGGTTGCGAAGGGTATAGACCTCCCGGTCGATCTTCTTGCGTTCCTCGCTGCCCTCCATATACCGGGACTGCATCCGCTCATAGGCGGCCAGTTCCTCCTCGGTGCTCAGCCGGTTGTAGTATTTCTCCTCCTCGATCCAATCGAGGGAAGCCTGATAGGTGGACGCCACCAGTTCATTTTGAAGCTGATAGACCTCCCGGTCGATCTGCTTCCGCTCCTCAGAACCGGCTTTGTACCGCTTCTGAAGGTTTTCCCATCCGACCAGCTGGTCTTTCAAACTCAGCTCGTCGTAATAGGTCTTCTCGTCCACCCAGTCCTTCCAGGCGTCGATGCCTTTGCTGCTGACGGCGATGACCTCGCCGATCATGTCGGAAGTGGCCTGGGCGGCCGGGACGATGCTATTGTCGACGCCGATGGCCAGGCCCTCACCGATGTTCTCGCCCAAATAGATGAACTCCCGGGAGGGAGAATGGCTGTCCAGGGCCTTTTTCGCCGCGTTCAGCGCGGCAAGGCCCAGACTGCGGCCCGCGGAGCTGGAGGCGCTGAACTTAGAGCGGATACCTTTGACAAAGCCCTGTCCGGCATTTTCACCGGCAGTCTCAAACTCGGGCTTCATGCTGTTGATTTGGGATACGGCCGCAGATGCCACCGTCCCCGCTGCCGTTTTTACGGCGCCGGAAGACGATAGGATCGAAACGGCGAGATTCCGCATCATGCCCTCAACTGCGGACTCAATCACAACGACCTTTTTGTCTACAATATCCGCCATTGACTCCACAAGTGTCTCCATGGCGGAGCTTGCCACCGGGATATTCGACGTGATGGAACCGCGGACGGAGGTCAGCATACTGACCACGGCGCTGTTTACGGTGCCGCCGCAGTTGTAGAAGGCGTCGGCGAATCCAGAAATCCCGGCGTCGCCCATCTTCTTCATACTGTCGGCGAATTTGGTCAGGCCGCTGGTATTGACGCCGTTTACCCCTTCCGCCAGCTCGAACAGATCCCAGACCTGGGTGATGACGTCGGACAACTTGCCGAGGTCAATACCGGAAATCTCATTGTAGTAATCCTTCATGGAGGCGCCGAATTTGGAAATATCCGCGCCAAAGGACGCCAGCGTCTGATCTCCGCCGAACCACTGGTCGAACAGGCTGCTGTCCGGAAGGCCGGTCGCCAGATTGGAAAGCGCGCTCGCAGCGTTGGCCGAGGCCGTTACCGCTTCCGGCTTCACATCCTTGATGGCCTCCGCATAGGCGGCCAGATCTGCGCCGAAGGCCGTGAGGTCGTCTCCAAAGGCAGTCAGATCGGTTCCTCCTGTAAAGAAGGAGAGCAGCCCGCCCGTATTGGGTAAGGTATTCGCCAGTTCCACCAGCGCCTGACCGGCGGAGGCGGAACTTTCCACGGCAGTGGGATTGATGTCGGCCACAGCGTCGCTGTAAGACTTCATGGCCGCACCGAAGGGGATGATCCCGGCGGCAAAGGCGGCCAGATCATGGCTTCCATTGAAAAGCTCCATGACTCCGCCCGCCAGGGGAAGGGATTCTTGCAGCCTTGCCAGGGACTGGGCCGCCACAGCCGAGGCGGTGATAGCCCCGGTGTTGATGTCCGCCACGGCGTCTCCATAGGACTTCATAGCCGCGCCGAAGGGGACAATGCCCGCGGCAAAGGTGCCAAGGTCGTTGCTGCCATCAAAGAAGGTCATCACACCGCCCACATTGGGCAGATTGGTCTGAAGCTGGGCCAAGGACTGGGCGGCAACCGCAGAAGCCGTGACCGCCTCGGCGTTGATACCGGCCACGGCTTCCCCATAGGATTTCATGGCCGCGCCAAAGGGCACAATGCCCTCCGAGAATTTACCGAGATCGTTTCCTCCCGTGAAGAACTCCATGACCCCGCCAACCTGCGGCAAAGCAGCCTGAAGTTTTGCCAACGACTGGGCGGCGACTCCAGACGCCTCCACGGCGCCGGCGTTGATACCGGCCACAGCATCTCCATAGGACTTCATGGCCTTACCAAAGGGGATGACGCCCTCAGAGAATGTTTCAAGGTCGTTCCCGCCGGTGAAAAACTCCATGATGCCGCCCACGTTGGGCAGGGATGCTTGCAGCTCCGCCAGGGCCTGCGCCGCCACAGCCGAGGCGGAGACCGCGCCGGCGTCAATGCCGGAAACAGCGCCGCCATAGGATTTCATGGCCAAGCCAAAGGAGAGAACTCCATCCGCAAAGGCCCCAAGGTCGTTTCCGCCGGTGAAGAATTCCAGCACCCCGCCCACATGGGGAAGAGACGCCTGAAGCGCGGAGAGGGCCTGGGCCGCGGTAATGGAGGCGGAAACAGCGCCCGCGTCCAACCCGGTCACGGAATCGGCATAGGCTTTCATCCCTTCCCCGAAGGGGAGCAGACCGTTTGCGAAGGTCTCCAAATCGTTACCTCCGGTGAAGAAGTCCACCACCCCGCCGATATTGGGAAGGGAGGCTTGCAGCTCTGCCAGCGCCTTTGCCGCAGTGGCGGAAGCGGTGACCGCTTCACTGTCCATGCCGGTCACGCTGTCGGAATAAGACTTCATCGCCTCTCCAAAGGGAACCAACTGATCGCCAAAGGTCTCCAAATCGTTGTCGCCCGTGAAGAATGCGACCAGACCTCCGGTATTCGGAATGGTGTTTGCCAGCTCCACCAAAGTTTTTCCGGCAATGGCCGAGTTCGCAACCGCGTCGCTATCCAAACCGCTGACCGATTTTGAATAATTCTTCATGGAGACGCCAAAGGAGGCAAGCTGCGCTCCGAAGGTCGCCATATCGTTGTCGCCGGCAAAGAAAGCGACAGCGCCTCCCGTGTTCGGGAGCGTGGCCGCCAGCTCCGCCATGGCCTGCCCGGCGATGGCTGAGTTCTTAACCGCGTCCACATCCAGTCCGGTCACCGCGTCAGAGTAGGCTTTGATGGCCTCTCCAAAGAGGACCAGCTGGTCGCCGAACGCGCTCATATCGTTGTCACCGGCAAAGAAAGCCACGGCTCCGCCTGTATTGGGCAGGGTAGCCGCCATTTCCGCCATGGCCTTCCCCGCGATGGCGGCATTGTTTACCGCGTCGGCGTCCAGCCCTTTGATGCTTGCAGCAAACCGCATCATGGACCCGCCGAAACCAACCAGCTGGTTTCCAAACTCGTCCATGTCATTTTCGCCGGTGAAGAACCCCGCGATGCCGCCGCGGTTCGGCAGGGTCGCCGCCATTTCGGCCAGTGTCTTTCCGGCAATCGCGGCCGTGCTGACCAAATTGCCGTCAAGGCCGGCGATGCTGTTGGAAAATTTCATCATCGCCTCACCGAAGGGGACAAGCTCCCCGGCAAAGGCGGATAGGGAAGAACCGCCCGTCAGCCAGGAGGTCAGCCCTTCCAGCAGATCAGCGGCAGTAATCAGCAAAATCGCCTCGGTAAGCGCCTTTACACCATCCAGCATGGCGGCGTCAATGCCACGGGCTCCATCGATAAACGGCTGCACGTTGGTCATGAACGCCGCGAGATCGGCGCCGATCTGCGGGAACGAGGCGGATATGCCGCCCATAAACCCGCCGACAATACCGCCGATAAATCCGCCAATGGCGTTTCCGATGGTTTGCAGCAGCTTGCCGCCTTCCCCAATCAGCCAGTCGAGGCCGGGAATCTGCGCCAGGCCTCCAATGGCCGCCAGAACAACGGCAAGTTCCGCCATAACGACGCCCAGGCCAAGCACACCCACCATTGCGGAGGGAATCAGCCCGGCCAACGCGCCGAGGGCCACCATAATGCCGCTGAGAAGCCCGATCCCGGCGACGCCTTTCAGAAGGGCGTCCGTGTCGATGCTTCCCAGGGCGGATACGATTCCGGAGAAGAAGGACATCAGCAAATTGACCACCGACTGGATCAGTGTCGGCAGATTGCGCGCCAAGCCGTCGATGACTTCGATCAGGAACTGCATGATGGAATCCACGATCTGCGGTGTATAGGCCGCCAGCGCCGCAAGGACTCCGGCGATCAGCTCCAGAGCCCCGTCGGCAATCGCGGGCACACACTCCACCAGGACATCCACCAGGGTGAGCACCAGTGCCTTGACCGCGTTTCCAATCGCCGGGGCGCCATTGGTGATGACCCCGGCAAAGGCGACGACCGCCTCTCCCAGCTGCTGAGCGATGGCGGGAATCAATGCGGCGATGCCTGTGATGATGGAGGTCAAGCCCGCCACAATAATGGTCACGCCTGCGCCGAGGGAGGTGGCCAGGCCCGTGATGCCGACCGCGATAGCGGTCAATCCGGTCCCTACCAGGAGCAGCCCCGCCCCAAGGCCGGCAATGCCGACGCCAATCAAAGCAAACGCGCCGCCCAGCCCGAGAATAGTGGGGAGCAGCGGCGTGAGAAGCGCGCCGGCCGTCCCAATCACCGTAAAGGCTCCGGCAACGGTAATCAGCCCCTTGGCGATGGCCTCCCAGCTCATACTTCCCAGGGTAAAGAGCACCGGGGTCAAAACCGCCAAAGCGCTTGCGGCTACCAGCATAGCGGCGGAACCGGCCAGTGTCCCGTTCATAAAGTTCAAACCGACCGCCAGCTCGGCCAGAGCGCCTCCCATGGCAACCAGGCTTTTCGCAACGGCCTCCCAACTCATGCCCCCCATTTTTCCGAGGGCCTCCGCCAAGACATTCAGCGCCGCTCCAACTGTGACAAGTCCTGCGCCCGTGGCAATCAAGTTCTTCGGCATGGCTTTCATGGCGACCGCCACTTCCGCCAGGGCCCCGCCCATGGCCAGCAAGCCCTTCCCGATCTCCGCCAAAGACATGCTGCCGAAGTCCGCCATCGCAGAAGCAAATATCTTCATGGCCGCGCCGATCTCAATCATGGCAAGGCCGGTGGAGATAAGCCCCTGTGCATTTCCAGTCAGTTTTGTGAATGCGGTAATCTCCAAAAGGACGGCTCCAACGGAGCTTAGCCCCTTCACCAGCTCGCCCGCGTTCATCTGCCCGAAATCCTTACAGGCGGAGGCAAAGACCTTCATGGCGCTGGCCAGAACCAGAATCCCGGCCGCAGTAGCCATGGCACCCTTGTTGACCTTAACCGTGTTCGTGAACAGAGAAACCTCCGCCATCAGAACTCCGACTCCGGCCAAGCCCTTTGCCAACCCGGCAAAGTCCAGCTGGGCCAGGTCGATGCAGGCGGAGGCAAGCATTTTGATTGCGCCGGCAAACACCACCATCTGGGCGGACCCCTTGATGACGGAGCTGGAGCCGCTCCCCAAAACTTTGGCCGCAGCCACCAGCGCGGTCATCAGCCCGGCGATCCCGGCAAGGGCCACGACCATCTGCTCCGGCTCGATATCGGAGATTTTCTTCAGGGCGGAGGCCAGCAGAAGAACCGAGGCGGAGACCGCAATCATCGCCGAAGTCCCTTTGATGACTCCTTTTATCTCCCCGCTGATTCGGCTGAACACCGCCATGGAAGCCATCAATTCCGCAAACAGTACGGTAATGGCGCCTAAAGAAGCGGTCAGCTTGCCGCTGTCAATCAGGGAAATGGTTACGATCGCGGCCGCCAGCACGGCAATAGCGGAGGCGATTTTCAGAAGGGTTCCGGCCTTCAGCTGGGTCTGATAGGCTTCAAAGCAGCCCCGCACCCCGTCCAAAATGCCCTTTACATTGTCAAGAAGGCCGCCGACATCGTCGAAAGACTTCGTCAGGCTGTTCATGAACTTGGTGATGCCTACCGCGATTCCGCCCAGAGAAATGCCGTTGAGTAAATCAATCACTCCGCTGAAATCAGCGTTGCCAATGGCGTCTATCAGCGTGGCGGACAAGCCGCCGAGCACGCCGATGATTCCGCTGGCAATGGCTTTCACGCCGTTGAACAGGCTCTGAAGCATTTGCAGGAATTTGCTGTTTCCAACGGCGGAATCCATGGTGTTTACCGCATCGTCCACCCCAAATCCCAGGCCGCCGACCGCGTCGATCACCTGACCGATTCGGGTCTGGATGCGGCCGAGAAGCGCCTGGAACGCCTCAAAGCCGGGGATGGCAAAGACATCGCCGAGAAATCCAATAAAGGTTTGGATTCCTGATACAACGAAACCCAGAGCATCCGCGATACCCTGGGCCACTTTACTGAAGACTTCACCTTTCTTTGCCGCGTCGTTGATGCCGGTCAGAAAATCGCCAATCGCGGCGGTCGCCGTAAGAAGACCATCTGCAAGGGACCCTATGCCTCCAGCCATAGGCATGACCGCGTTGACCACTGCCATAATTGCCTGGCGGCCCAAATCCAGCATGGAAAAGAGTCCCTTGAAGGTCCGCTGCAATTTATCCGCGGTTTCATCCGAAATCGTCAACCGCTCGGAAAAGCTCCGCAGCGTCTCCGTCAGCGCGTAGAGCTGGTCGGAAGTGGCGGGCGGAAAAATATCGCGGAACGCGTCCTTGATCGGGGCGATAACGCTTACCAATCCCTTGGCCGCGTTCCAGACCGACTGGATCAGGTTCTCCCGGCCGGAGGGGCGCAGAATCTTCTCCGTAAACTCATCCATGGAGACGGAGCCATCCCGAAGGCTGTCGGCCAGCGTTTCGATCTGCTCCACCATCTCCGAGGTGTATCCGGCGGCCTTGCGCTCCTCCTGGGACATGCCGGACATTTTTCCCTGGAGATGATAGACAGCCTCGGACAAGGTTTCAGAGGAGATTACGCCATCCTTCAACCCCTGCTTCAGCGCGTCGGTAAAGCTGTCCGAACCCGCCACCAGCTGGTCAAAGGCGTTGCCGCTCTCTCTGGCCACCGTTTGGATCGACTCTATAAAACCCGCTTCATCGGCAATTCCCTGATCCAGCAGCTGCTTCCAGCCGGAACTCAAGCCTCCGCTGAGAAGTTCATTTCTCGCCTGGGCGGACTCGCTGATCACGCCGCCGATGGTGTTGGAAATCTCAGTCAGCAGCTCTTTGGCTTCCTCAAAGTCGCCGACCAGGATCTCCCACGTCGAGGTCCATCCGGACTGGGCGCTCTCCTTCAGGGTGTCCCACAGCTGGGTAAAGGTTTTTACCTTTGTGGCGGCGTCCTCTGCCGTCTGCGCCATTTGGGCGATTTCCTTTGCCTGAGCCTCCGTGAAGCCCTGCTGCACCAGATCCGCCTCGGTATATGCGCCGGCAAACTGCTTCAGGGTCTCCGTAAGGACTTCCGTGGTGAGCCACTCGCCCCTGGTAAGGGATTCCCGGAAGGAACCATACATATTGATGGCATTCTGGGCTCCGGTGCCCAGCAGCTCGGATGTGCGGACCAGGGCGTCCTGGAACACCTTGCCGCCCATGCCCGCGTTGACCACCGAGTTCCAGTCCATCAGCGACACTCTGCCTGCGACCAGCGCCTGGGAGAGCTGATACATGGCCGTGGACGCCTGCTGGGAGGTAGAGCCGGAAATGGCGGCCAGATTCGCGATACCCTTGATGGAATCGACCGATGTCTGAAGATTTACACCAGCCGCGGTAAACGTGCCGATGTTCCGGGTCATTTCCGTGAAGTTGTAGATCGTCTTGTCCGCGTAGGTGTTCAGCTCATCCAGCGCCCGGTTGACCTGCTGAAGATTGGTCCCTTCGTGCTGGGTATTCGCCAGGATGGTCTGTACCGCTCCGATCTGGGTCTCATACTCCTGAAAACCGCTTTTGATGGGGTCGATCGTAAGGGCGGACACAAGCCGTTTTCCCGTGTTCAGGGCTGAATTTGTAATGTTGGAAAGGGTCGTCATGGCAACGACTTCAAGCGCCGAGAATTTCGCCCGAACCGTCTCGACGGAGCTGCTAAGGGCGGACATATTGCACTTTTTAGCAGCGTCGCCCAGGTTTTCAAGCCCCTTGGCAGCACCGTCCAGATCCAAACCCTGCTTGAGTTTGTCGAGTGTTGACAGACTGGTCTGCACATTCCGCTCAAACTGTCTGTTGTCAAATCGCATCTCGACGATTCTCTCGTCGATGGTCCTGCTCATGACCGTGTGACCTCCTTCCATGCGTAATCCGCGATCTGGTCAAAAATAGGCTGGATAGCAGGGTTGATGTAATCTCTTCCCTGTACCCAGCCTCCGGTCCCAGTGCCATGCCCGTATTGCAGGATAATGGCGATGGGAACTCCATTTTGAACATTTGAATTGTAAAACGAGATAGTGACGGTGTTGTTCTTGTTGGTAATTTTGTAATACCAGGACGCGGCCGTCTCTCCGGAGTCGACAGGCGTTGCAGACGCAAGGGCGGCCACGCCTTCCCGGCCAAACTTGTCCAGATCGCCGAGATGGACCGTCTCCTTTGCTCTTTCCAGAAATCGGGTCAGCTTGGAAAAATCGCCCTTGTGTCTGAAACGAATCACTGCCGTCTCCTCCCATCATTCCGTTTTCTTAGGCCAATTCTTGAATGTCTCAATCAATTTGTCGTAGCCTACCATGGCCGCGTAGGCGGACAGAAGCCCGACCACGACAGCCGCAAATACCAGATACCAGGTAATTGCAATCCCTTTGATTTGTGCATAGGCGGCGCCGGCGGCCAGTGTCAGCGCCTCCGACACCATAAGCGCAAGGAAATTTGTGGGAATCTTGTCCCAGGTCACAGTCTTAACCACCTGGACAATGATGTTGGTCAGGATCGTAACCCCGCCGATAATCATTAACAGCGTCGAAACAATCTCCGTATAATTCATGATGCGTCCCTCCTTAAATCGCCGGGCTCTCCACGGAGCCGACGGGTGTTTCCGAAACATTTACATTGAAATTGGAGGCCTTCGCCGTCTCAAAGGTGATTCCGCCCTCACGGTGATCGGACTTGCACAGGTTCAGATAGAAACTGCACACCACGCCATGGGCCGTCCAGGGAAGACCGACCATAGCGCCGATCCAGGGCAACGCTCCCATATACCCCTTATAGACACAGTAGAAGGCCAATAAAAAACCGCCGATTGTCACAATCCACAGCAGCGGACGGATATCGGCGATCATCCATTTTGAAAACTGCGAAAGGTCGGGTTTTCTTCCAGATCTGCCTCTGGTCCGGCTTCTCCTGCTTTTCATCACGCAAGCCCCACCATCTGGGCGAACCGATAGAAGAGCTGGGCCGCCTGCTCTCTTGTCAGACCGGACGGCCACATCATGTTCGGTTTGCCGTCAACCGCGGTTCCGTTCCCGGCAAAGAGCCCCACACTTTCAGCCCAAACCCGGGCCTCTTCGGACCAATCGCCGCAGTTGTTGTTCTGAAGACCCTTAAGGTAATTCGTCATGGCCGCGCCGAACATCTCATTGAATTTCGCCTGATCCATATCGTCGTCCTCCTCCGGTACGATAGAATAGTCGGGGCGGCCGTAGCCGCCGATCTTGTTGTATGCCAGGGGATAGCTCTTATCCCGGACACAGCCGCCGTTTTCCACGACGCCGGCCGCGGAGCTGGTGTTCCCCTCGATGGTGTAGACCCGCCCGCCGGACACCTTCTCCACGATACCAGTGTGGTAGAACGACTTACCGCCGTCCTTCGTAAAGAAGATCTGGTCGCCAGGCTGGGGACCTCCGGTGTAAAACCGTCCCTTCTGCTTATAGTAGTTGGCGGAACCGGTGCATCCAGCCCCCACGCCGTTCTTTGCCTGGCAGAGCAGTTTCAACGCCAGCTCCAGACCGAACGTATGGATGTGGCACCAGTCCACAAAGATGTCGCACCATGAATAGCCGTTCTTCTTTCCGTTATAGACGACCCCCAGCGCGTCCAGGTCCCTGGCGTACTTGTTCCAGTTTTTATCTCCGGCATTGGCCGTCTTATGATCGAGCTGGGCATTGGTTTCTTTCTCGATATAGCCGATCTCGGCTCTGGCCGTGGCTAGCACGCGCTCCACAGCCGGCAGCATCGTTGTAGAAGACATCGTTTCACCTCTTCCTGCAAATTGGTCGTAATACTTCTGCCCGTAAGCGGCCCGTCTGGTCTTGGCCGTCTCGCTCTGGTCTGTGGGGCGCTCAAACTGTACCAGCACGGCGTCGGAGGCCGCCCGGACAGATGTGGCGGTCTTCAAGATGTTGACCAGAGAGGGATAGCTCTCGGTCAGTTCCTTCCAGAGAAAGTCCAGCTGCATCTCCAAATCCCCGATGCTCTTGCCGCGGCTCAGGGCAAAGGCGAACAGCTTTTGCTTCCGGCTCCAGAATGTCCACTGGGCAAGGCCATATCCGGCGCTGTCGTGGACAAAATCCTGATAGATTCCGGCGTCCACCTGGGCGGTATAGTCCGCGTCGGACAAGCCCAGCTTCTTTTCACAGGTGTTCTGGAGATTGTCCGGCTTCAGACCGCTCTCGGCATAGAGATTCCCCATCAGTCCGGCCGCTCCGCAATCCGAGAGGCCTTTCTTCTTGAAGAAACTCCAAATCATTGCTTCGGACATGTGCATCATCCTCTCGAATTGGCTCTCTTTCTGCGTGCCGCATTCAGCGCACGGTTCTGTGCAAAGATTTCCTTCTGGCTCATTTTCTTTTGAGGGCCGTTCTTTGCGTTGCAAACGTTAATCAGCGTCATAAGCCGGTTCAAATGCCACTTCTGGCACTCAAAGGGGATCTGGTGGGAGAGCATCCAGTAGTAGATGATCTCCGCCGTGACGACCTCATTGGCCGACCGGCCCTTCCGGCCTTTGGCAAAGGTGGTCGCCGTCATGGAATCGTCGATGTAGGCGTCGACTGTTTTCAGCATCTGGGGGGTAATAGCGGTGTAGACATCGGGGTCCACGTTCTGGGTCAATGTCATGCACCGGATATAGTCGATCCGCTCCTCCCGCGTCTTCGGCTTTCGGGAAAGGTAGGGCTTATGCCATTTCGATTCCCATTTTGAAAGGGAGACCAGAGAGTGTTCCAGCCGAAGCACCTGCTTCTTGGTCGTGATAAAACGGTCGTTCGCCTCGTCATACTGCTCGGTCTCCGGTATCACAAGTTCCAGCATCTCTGATCTCCCCAGTCGGTCTTATGCCCGAGGGGCGGGGGAGCCGGAAGAAGCCGGAGCCTTCTTGCCCTGGGGGACGATGCCGTTGATGAACCGGGCCGCCGCTTCCGCATCGGTGGCCAGCTCCATGAACAGATCGCTGTATGCCTCCGTCTGGGCGAACGCGTCCCGCAGCTCCTGGTTCTTGATAAAGCGCTTCCCGTCAGGGGACTTCTCGCCATAGGCCCGCAGAATAATGTCCTTGAAGATGGCGATGATCTGCTTCCCATCCTGGGCCGCGACAATGCGGTTGATCATCTCCACCAGACCGCCGTCCACGGAGAGCTCCAGCTCGGTCACCTCGGCCTGGGTCAGATTGAAGTAGAAATCCTCCGTACGGGAAACGCCATTATAGTCGTTGTAAGTCCTTGTCAGCTTCAGCATTGCAGTTTTCTCCTTTCAAAAATAAAAGAAAGCGGAGCCCTCGGTGAAGAGAGCTCCGCCTTGCGGATTCGTTGTCTGGATTTCAGTCCCCGTTTCTCAGGACTCCAGAGTCAGGCCGGTCAGAGTATAAATCTTGGTGACAGAGGAGCTGTCCTTGGTGGAGATCACCTTGACGCTCTGGGAATTGTTCTTGATGAGCAGAACAATGTTCTTGTCCTCATCCAGAGCCACAGGCCCCTTGGTGCCGCCCACCAGCTCCACAGTGGTGGTGGCGTCGGCCGGAGTGACGTCGAATTTCAGAGCCAGATAGTGCCCCTTCTGCTCAGAGGGCTCGCTGCTGAACCCGGTATAGCCGGTCACATTCTTCAGGCTGCCGGTGATGGCGCTCTCGCCCACTACGACGTTGCTCTGAAGTTCGGAGACCTTCTTGCCCAGCAGGGTGGCGGAGGGGCTCTCCGGGGCGACGGCCACTGCGACATCGTTCGCCAACAGCTTGATGACTTCCTCGGGCAGAGGCAGCCGGGGCTCCGTTTCCTCGGTGCCGTAGAGAATGTCCTCCAGCGCCTTCAGCTTGGCGGGGTCGGCCTTGGTGGAGGTGATGATCAGACGGGCGGTGGGCTTGAAGCCGGGTACGTCCACGGGAGTGGTCGTGATCTCCCAACTGGGGTTGATGGGTTCGGGAGAGTCGTTGACAGTCTGATAGCCCCGCTCAGAGGGAGAGGCCAGGCCGCCGTAGACCAGGTGCAGCTTGTAGCCGTGGTCCTGGCCGTCCACATCGTTGCCCACCTTGGTGCGGTAGCTCAGACCGAAGACCTTGCGGGTCTGCTGGCCGGCCATCACGCCGGGGGCGATCTCCGCGGAGCCGTCGCACTCCTCCCACTCGTCGGGGTAGGTGTAGGCTTCGATGGTCAGGCCGAAGTCCTCAGCGCCCACCAGCACCAGGTACTTGATGTTGTCGGCGTACATGTTGTTGGGCTCGGCGCCGGAGGGGCTCTCGTTAATGGCGGTGATGCCGCTCCAGGCTACACCCCTGTCGTAGACGCCGGCGGCGCTGATGGGGTAGAGAACGGCGTGATCGACGCCGGTTTCGTAGAAACGTTCCCCGATCTTGTCCCATACGAGTTTACTCATTTCGGATTTCCTCCTTTTAATAGTACAGGTTGAAGATGTCGTGGTTCAGATTGTCGGCCGTAAAATGACGGTCGTGGGCGCACATGGGCAGCATGGCAAGGCGGTGGGGCAGATCGCTGTCCGGGTTCTTGTAGATGGCCGTCACCTGATACCGGTCCAGCAGTCGGTAGGGGGCGTTGTCAGCGTGGATGGCGCTGATTTCGCTTCGCTCGTAGACGATGCAGGGGTACTGGATTTCCTTGCTGGCCGGAGGCTGAAAATAAGCCCGGCACGCATCGCCGCGTTCCGGACAGCCAAGAATCCCGCACAGAAGGGTATGAAGTTGAATCCTGTCACCCATTATAGAGCCCCCCAATCGTCAGGATCAGGCGGGGATATCCCACTTCGACCTTGGAAATCTTCCATTTCGCGCCCATGTACGCCACATACCGCATCTTGTGGAAGTTCTTCCTGGCGAACGGATCGGCGACTATGCCGATCTCATTCGCGATATTGATGTCGTCGTTCAGGGTCTCCCCAGACTGAAGCTGGCGTGTATTCCGAGTCAAATCGCCATAGTACGGATACTCAACGATCTTCTCTTCATACACGCCAGGGGCAGTCTCAACGGTATCAGCATAGCCTACCGATCCATAAAATTTCGCCATTTTGAAGCTTCTCCTCAGGGAGTGCCGGCGCCGGAACCACCGCCGGAGCTGGCGGCCACAGGCTCCTCCAGCGCGATGGCGGAGTAGACGCGGGTCAGCGCGCCGGACAGGCGGGTCTCGATCAGGTACTTCTGCTGGTTGAAGTCGATGTCGAACTGGTCAAACCGGGTGATCTCGCCCCCCTTGGTGGAGCCCACGGTATAGTCAGCCAGGTTGACAAAGAGGCCCAGCAGCTTGTGCTTGGTGCCCTCATCGTCCATACGGACCAGGCCCTCAAACTGCTCGGCAGTATAGAGCTCGCCGATGTTCAGGGCGGCGGCCAGGTCGGCCTTGGAGTTGTAGATGCGGCGGCCGTTCATGTCCCGGGCCAGCAGCATCACGTTCACCAGATGGGGCGTGCAGAAGAAATCGGGGGTGCCGGTGCCCTTGTACTTCTCCCGGGCATAGAGAGCGGCGGTGATGATGGCCTCGGAGTAGATGTAATTCTCGCCGAAGCTCATATCGGTCTTGCTGCCGTTGAGCTCGGCGCGGGCGGCCTCAATATCCACGTCGTAGTGGATGGTGTAGAGGTCGTTGTCGTTCCAGATGGAACGGATGTGGTCCTCGGAGATCTTCATCTCGTCGTCCGCTTCGCGGCCGTCGCCCACCATGATGGCGGTAGCCACCTCTTCGTTGAGGTTCTCCCGCATCACGGCATACTGGTACTCCACCACATCGAAATCAGTGATGTCGACAATGTCGTCCCGGTGCAGGGCGTCGGTGCGGTACACCGTCTGAGGGTCAGTGGTCCGGGTGATGACGTTCATGTTGCCGGACAGAGTCTTGCGCTTGCCCTTCTGATAGCCGTGGGCCCGGATGGAGTCCTTGCGGGTGTCCATCTGGCGGGTACGAATGCGGCTGATGGGGCTCTTGTGGACCTTCTGCATGACAGCAGTCACCCAGCCCTGGTCGCGGGTAACGCGCTCAGGCGCGCCGGGGCGCAGGTCCTTGAAGTCCGGGAACAGGCTCTCGATATTGTCGATGCCGTGCTTGAGCTCGTTCTGCTCAGCGTAGATCTTCAGAGCGGTCTGAAGGCTGCCCACGCTGTTGCTCTTGGCCAGAGCAAGAATGTCAGCGCGGTCGGAGTGGCTCAGAACGGTGTCCTGAGTGTCTTCGTTCTCGAAAACATTGTGCTTCATGGTCTTGTTTCCTCCCTTGGTTTTGTCAGATTTCTTGTCGGGGTCGTCGTCATCGTCGTCGCCCCCGTCCCCCTTGCCCTTCTGGGAATCCAATTCCTCCATGGCCGCGGCGATCAGGGCATACATGACCGTTCTCTGCTCCTCGGTCATGCTGTCCACCACGTCCTGGACGGTCTTCTCATCCTCAGGCTTCTCCTCTTTTCCGTCGCCCTTGGGCTTGTCCTCCTTCTTGCCATCCTCAGAGCCGGCCTTGTGAACAAGAGGGGGTTTCTCGTCGGGGCGGAACAGGGAAATGGGCTCGTAAGCGGACAGGATCATCTCCTGCTCGCCGCCTTCGCCATGGGCCATATCCACAAAGTCAATAAAGGCGCCGGGATTTGCCCCGGCGACCACCAGGCTGACCTCCCGGATGACGCCGTGCGTCACATCCTTGCTGGGGGTCTGCTTCAGCCCATTGGCGTAGATGGACAGGGACGCAATGTCCCCATGCTGGACCAGCATCTTGGCCGCCTTGCCGGCGTCGGTCTCGTTGAATGTGCAGTAGGCGTAAACGCCGTCCTTCCGGTTCTCCAAAAGGGCGTGGCCCAGGATGTTGCCAGGTTCGTCGTGCTGGTGGTTCCAAACCAGGGGAACCGTCTTCCCGTCGCAATCCTCGAATGCGTTATGGCGGATGGTTCGTCCGTCCGCGCAGACAAGGTCGTTCCGGGTCGCCCAGCCACTAAAGTCATACTTCAGGTTCATTTTGAACGTTTCCTCCTTCAGATGTTGATGGTGGCTGATTGCCCTCCTCTTTCGGGGCGCTTAGGTTGCTGTTTCGGAGCTCGTCCGCCTTGGGGTCCTTCGACGGCTTCATGCCGATCTTCTGCCGGATCTCATTGGAGGTCATGATCTCGTTGCGGGTCATCTTGTCGGCAATTTCGGCAATATCGTTGATGGGCACCAGCCGGAACGGGTCTCTGAAGAAGAGGATCGACTGCTTCTGTGACCGAGCAGTTTTGGTGAGGAATTTCCTCTTCATTTCGTCAACAATGGCTGATAGGATCGGTTCAATCGTCCGGTTGTCGTAATTCAGCTTCGTCCGGTCATCGGCAGTCCCGTCCAAAATCCCCTGCGTGATCCCCAACTGGCTGTAAAGCATGCTCGTCAGGTATTCAATCTGGGACATCAGATTGTTGTCGATGGGCCGGTTCAGCTGGACCACATGCTCCGTGCCGTCGGTGTAAGCGACGCCGTACTTGGAGCCGGACAACTGTTCCTCGATATCTTTACGGCGTTTTTCCGCCTGTTGACGCCTCGCTTCCGTCTTGATGACGTAGGGCAGCTGAATGATCAGGTTGAGTTTTCCAGAACCGCTCTGCTCGTCGATTGCGTCCAAAATATTGAGTTTTCGGATCAACCGCTGCATGGTGGAGTTGGGCTCGTTCATCACCGCAAAAAACGGGTTCTCAATGATGGCGACCCCGCTCTTCGGCAGGATGACATCCTGCTTCTCACCCCGGTTCTCGTTGTAGACCCGGACCTTGACGTGCTTGGGATACCACTCCACGATTTTCCCGGTACGCATCGTTTCGATCTTGAATGAGCCGGTCTCCGGGTCGAGGTCGGTATCCGTGGGCACGATGGCCACGCATCCCTCGTCCAGCATGGACATGACCACGTCCTGGATAAAGGCCCGCCCGGTCTGGTCCAGATTTGCCTCCAAAGTCAAACAGCCGTTCAAACTTGAATTGATCACCTCTGTAAACCGGCCGTCGTCATCCAGGCGGACATGCTGAATCCCAATCGACGCCGCGTCCAGCGCGATCCGGTTGTAGACGGAGGTAATGATGGAGCGCTCGTTTCCCCGGCTGAAAATGGGCCGGTCCGGGCGGTAGGAGTAGCTGGGACCAAGGGAATAGCTGTACTTGAAAAACTCATTGCCTAAAAAAGCGTTCCAGGCGTGTTTCAGCCTGGAACCAACTGACATTTCCACTTTTCTCACCTCCTACGACAGCAGATCGGCGTACATCTTCTTGAGCAGCTCGTCGTTCTGCTTCATCAAGGCCGCGAAGTCGTAAGCCGGAGGAGGCTTTGCCGCGGATGCCTGCTTTGTGGCCGAGGCAACGGTTTTTACCGTCTGCTGGACGCTGCTGCCCGGAGACGGCCCCGGAGTCCGAAGCTGGCTGACCGGCGTCGAGAAGACGGAGGCGCTCTTTTGAAGCTGCTCCACAGCCCGCTTTCCCTGCTCTGCCTTTGCGGCCAGCTCCGCCGCCTTTTTCGCCCCGTGCCGTTTTACCAGATAAGCGGTAAGAACGATTCCTGCGGCTGCCGCCGCTCCCACGGCCGCTTTTCCGGCTGCGGGCAGCTTCTTCCGCTCGGGTCCATCCTCACCGCCGTACCGTTTCCGGCCCTGGGGCGTCAAGCTTCCGTCCTTCTGCTGAAATCTCCGCACGCCCCACTTCATCCCACGGATGCCGTAGTGCTGCAAAACATCTGACAATCGCGGTCACCTCCTATCTGTGATAAAATTTGTAACAACTGTCCCGTGTGTATCTAATTTAGGTCAAAAAAAACCACAGACCCGGTTAAGAGTCTGTGGTGAGGCGTTTCGCCGCTTTGACAGGGCGAATGCTGTGTAGTATAATGCGGTAAAAAGTGGCCGCCAGTAACGTTCGAGTGCGAGTCAGACATTACTGGCGGCGCAGTGGAAAGAAGGACGGAGAATATGAAACCCAATGAAAAGACAACAATCCTCGATCACAACACCCTATTCGATCTCGCCGTTAAATCCGCTTATGTCATAGCAAAAACATTGGATGAACGGTATGCCGATAGGGATCGGCCGGAAGTCACGCCGGTTATTCACTGGTATCATTGATTCCGATAGGAGGAGGGCGGCGCCATGCCGCTCTCTTTTCTTCTTTCCTGTAAAAACCGATGGTCGACCATCGGAAATTACCAAATGTAGTCATAAAATCCGCAGGGCCCGGTTAAAAACTGCGTCAATGAGCATAGTACGCCCGCAGCTTTCTGTTCTCGCTGATGGCCTTTCCAGCGAGCAAAGCGTTCACGATTGTTCCGCCCACTGCGATAGCTGAGCCCGCAAGTTGTGCCGTCCGCTGGTCTTCCATCCCTTTGGATAAGAGTGAACTTACCGCATAGGAACCAACTACTATGGCCGTTTCCGCTAAATAAGCAGTTCGGGTATTCCCGGTAATGGTCTTGCCGCGCTGATAAAGTTTCTTGCCTTCATCCGCTAACTTGTCGGTCTTCAGTTTACCATAGGCATCTTCCATCCGACGTTTTTCGGTTTTGACGGCCCGATTAGCGTCCTTGACCTGCTGCCGGGTAGCCTGCCCGGATTTATGGGCGGCTTTCGTTTCTACCGCTTTTGATTTGGCACGTTCATAGTCCGATTCGGCTTTGCGATAGCGTTCCAGTCCTTTTCGGGTATAGGAACCGTCATAGTTCTGATAACGCCTAACGCCCCATTTCATGCCTTTGATGCCGTAATGGGCAAGGCAATCCTGAGGAGAAGGTTTCTCATAGGGCTTCATAAGTACCCCCCCCTTTTTTTTTTACTCAAATGCTTCCGGGTTGTGTTTATAGGCGACGTAGGCGTCCATCATGGCCGCCACCGCGTCGATCTTCTGGTCAGACCGCTTTTTCAGCAGTTTGCGGTTGCCGTTGGTGTCCTCCATCGTGATGCAGTTGCCCATAGAGAAGGTGATTAAGTCCTCGTCAAAGAGCAGCATCCGCTCTCCGGCCAGCTTCTTCAGCTCGCCCAGGGGGACGGATTCCGTTCTCGCGCCCTGCCGGACCACCTCGACCCCAAACGGGCCGTTCTCATTGACCCAGCGTTCCACAAATTCCTTGGCGTTGTAGGGGTCATATCCAAAGCAGCGCACATCGTAGCCGCAGTTGATGATGTGGTCGTCCAGATCCTCATAGACCTGCATCATGTCGAGAACTGTCCCCTCCATAACGATCAGGCTGCCCTCTGCCATAAAGTCCTCGTACTTGACCCGCATGGCCGCCGGGAGCTTATGGAGCGTCACCGATGTGATGTAGTTGCGCGACTTAACGCCAAAGGAACCATCCCGAAGAGGGAACAGGAACGTAAAGGAGCAGAAGTCGTCGCCCTGGGAGAGATCGGCGCCCATGGAGCAGGGCATCTGCCAAAACCGCTGCCGGCGGTGTGGCAAAGTCTCCTCGTAGGTGAAGTAGTAGGTGTACCCCTCCATAGGGAGGCCGAACCGCTTTGCCAGCATGTCATTCCGCGTGGCGGGGGCGGTTTCCGCCCGATCCACATCCTTCTGATAGGTCTCATAGGTGACGGTCTTTCCCAGATTCGGGTTGGCCTTGGGCCACATATCGGGGTAGGCCACCTCCTCAACGGAGTCCAGCTTGTACCACCAGATGGAAACATGTTCCTGCGGAGGACCGATGCCCTGGAGAATGTTCATCAGCTCCATTTTGATGGTATCGCCAGCGCCGTTGCGGACTGTACCCTCGGAGCTGGTGGCTATAATAAGGTAGTCGTCCAGCTTGGAGGCGCCCTGTTCCACCGCGCCGATGACGTCCTCCCGGGCGTCGGCGGAGGACAGCCACTCGTCCACGGTAGCCACTTTGCAGCGCAGACCCTGGAGCTTGTCCACCGACATAGGACGGATTTCGACCAGGGAGCCTGAAATGAAATTCTCAATGCCCTTCTTGGTAGAGGCCAGCTTCACCCGGTTGGCCCGGGACCCGGTGGTGTTCTGCAAAGACCCCTCGGTCATGAACTGGAAGACGGGGCCTCTGGCCCGGGTGATGGCGGTCTTGATGGGGTTGATGATCTCCTCGGCCTGCTTCATGGTGGGGGCCGTGGTGATCTGATGGGTGGTGGAACCGTCCACAACGCAAAAGTATGCCTGAATGCAGGAATCGTAGAGCGACTTCGCCGCACCCCGTCCCACGATCAGGTACTGCTTTTTGGTCAGCCGCTGCTTGATCCGCTTGGTCACATAGCGTCCGCCTCTGCCGTCCGGATTGGGCACATAGACAGAGCGGTCGTCGAAATAGTACCAGCCAAACACCTGTTCCCCCCAAAGCTTGAAGGTGTCCAGAAGATGCAGGTCGGAACCATCGGTCAGGGTCAGCTCGTTCTCGCAGAACTCGATCCAGCCCTCTACCGCCCTGTCGTCATAGTAGTAGCTAGGCGACTCGATCAGCCGGTCGATCCGGTACATCTCCATGGCAACTTCCTTGCAGACCGGAATATCGCCGCGGATGACCGCATCGCGGAATGCGCCGTAGTAACGGGGGACGGCGGTGTTGGATAACATTGGTTCACCAGCCTCCCGTTACAGCCCCAGCGCTTTTCTGCCAAGGAGAACCAGGGTGGAGAACTTCTGCTCGCTCAGCTTTGTCCGGTAGGTATCTTTTGGAATAACCTGCTCCATGTCGAACACGATGATGGGCGATTTGGCCTTGAAACCGCCGTAAATGGCGTCGTTCGTGTCAAGGAGCGCGCCGTAGCCCGCCTTTTTGCATTCGTTAAAAAACTTGGTGCGCTGGACATAGACGTCATGCCCCTTCCATCGGTCACCCTGTCCGTCATATGGAATCACATAATTGAACATCCGATAGACTGTCTGGAGATCTTTGGCCGAGGGCGTATAGTCCGGGTCCTTCATCCTTTCCAACACTGCGGCAGCTTCCCGATACCCCTTGAATTTGTACTTGTCTTTCACGAAATAGCTCTGCATCCGGTCCTTATCCGTTACAAAGTTATAAAAATCCCGATCTTTTCGATAGAGATTCATGAAGACCTCTGCGCCGGAGTCCTCGCTCGCCACCTTCAAGTCAGTTTTAAGCGAGTTGTCGATCCGGTACTTCATAAACGCGCCGGTTCCGATTTGCTTCCCATTCTTGTCATATACCGGCTGCGGGATCGGCCGGTTGAACAGTGCGTTATACTGGTGCTTGTCCAGGGAATTGTGGGTTGCGTAGAACATATCGGTGTTCTTGGTCCGGTCCTTGTCATAGGACAACGTGCTCAGGGTCGTCTTATCGGCGTTCAGCACTTCGTCAAAGTGCTTCTTGTTGTAGATACTGTTGCCGCTCTTCCGCTTATTGCGGATGGCTTTTTTCTGAGCCGGAGTGTAGTCGCCGCCCCGCAGGGGATAGGGAGGACCGTTCCGAACGCCCCACTTCTGCTTCAGAATTCCATGGTGATACAGTTCCATAAACAACTACCCCCGCAATTCCTTGATTGCAAGGGCAATGCTCAGGGAAGACCCTGCGATCGCCAGAACGCTTCCCGCCACTTCCAGCGTATCCCGCAATGCCTGCCGCCCTTTGGAAACCTGAGCCGGGGAGGTGTCCGCGAACAGCTGATTGTATTGCCGCTCCAGAAGTTCCCGGTTGATCTTATCCCGCATCTCCTTGTCGGTCATCTTGCTCAGATCCATCCGTTTCGGAGCTGGCTTGGACGTGCTGGTCCGCTCCAGCTTTTTCATCTCCTTCACCAGATCCGAGCTGGAGTCGACGGTTTTCTTGGTCCGCTCCAGGTCCTCCTTAGCCCAGCGCTTCGGGTCCGGGTTGGACAGGTCGATGCGGTTCTCCTTCTTCTTGGCCGCATTTTCCCGCTTATCCCGGTCATAGCGTTTTTCACCGGCGGCGGTCAGGGTGCCGTCTTTGTTCTGGTAGCGGCGGACGCCCCACTTCATGCCTTTGATGCCGTAGTGCAGGAGCATGCTATTCTCCATTTTGACTTTCCTCCTTCCCGCTGGTGTTCTTCACAGGGTCCGCTGCAACAAAAAGCCGCCACTCAAACTCGCTGATCTGCCGGTTGATGGACTCAATGGCAGCGGAGCTGAGAGGCGGGTCGAATAACAACCGAACCTTCATGTAAACGTAGGATTTGACTAAGGAAAAGATGTTCGGCTTATCCTGAATAAATCCGGACCAGATTTCATCTTTTCCTGAGATTGAGAAACCGTTGGCAGGTCCAACGCCCATTTGCGTCAGGATGGAAAACACGCTGTTGATGTGGATGATAATGTCCGGGTCAAAGTGCGTGTAGCTCTCGTCGATGCCCAACAGTTTCTTGATTGATATCAGGATGCTTTCGGAAATCTCCATAACAGCCTCCTCACCGGCGGACTGCGATGAACTTCTTCATGCAGTACCCCTGGGTGCCATTGGAGGTCGATACTTTATAGAAAGCATCTGTTGACTCGTCTATATTGACGGAAACTCTGGTCAGAGCCGTAATGACTGTAAGGACTTTGGAATTTGCTCTCGGCTCTTGATAAAGCGCCGCTCTCAGGCAATTCGTCACAACACCGGCAACATGATTCTCCATATCGAATCCTCCTCGTATAATAAGTTTCAAAGTTAATAGTTTCAGGTATCAGCAGGCTTTGAGGTGCCCGTGATACAATAGCTGTAGGACAGCAG